TTGGGTTAATGTAGCTAATGATTTTAAGAATCAATATGATTCTCCCATGAGTTCAACTGCACGCAAATCTTCTCTTGTTGATGACTTTTCACAATTTCATTATAACTTTATGCAAGGTGCATCCGATGAGTTTGGTGCTTTTGCTTCGCGTTGGCTTGAGTCAATGCCTCAACTAGATATAGGTCAGGTGATTGGTTAATGACACCCAAGCCAAAAGTTAATAAAACTGATACAGATGGTGATGGCATCATTGATATTAATGATGCTCAACCACAAGTTCCAAATGTTACAGTAACAAATAACGGTTATATCCAATCTGGACCAAATGCTGGTCAACCAATACTTAAGCCTATTGTTTCTAATATTCAACTTCCTGGAGTTCCTCGTGGCGTAAGTCCAGATGAAGCAAAAAATTGGTTTAAATATTTATCATCAAACAATAAACCTTTATATGATCAATTTGTTGCAAATGCTAAAGCCCTTGGCATACCTGGCGATTCTAAAACAATGCAAACATTATGGAATGATGCTGTTGATTGGACTCAAGCAATAGGTAGCAATAGCACTAGTCCTCAACAATACTTCAGTGTTATTAATCCAGAGGCTTACCAAGATATTTCTGGAAATAAGTATGGCACTACTCAGCAATATCAAAAAACTGTTACCGAGTATAGCCCATCCACGGCTGCACAAGATGTGCAGCAGACATTCAAAGGTGAGCTTGGTCGGGAAGCTACGGCTGGAGAGGCGACTGCCTATACCCAAGCGGTCAACAAGGCAGCGTCTACTTCCGCAGCAACATTTTCTGGATCGACAACTACTTCACCAGGAGCTGGTGGAAAAACTATTTCTTCTACGGTGGGTAAGCAAACAACTGGTTTTGATCCTACAGAGTTTGCTAAGAACTTTGCTCGCAGTATGCCAGATTATGCAGAGAACTATGCTGCTAGAAATTTTATGTCTTTAATTCAACAATCATTAAGTGATCCCAACCGTATCGGCAAGGTGGTCTAACAGTGGCAACTCCAACCAAGACATCTACCCCTGCCGTTAAGACTGCTACTGCTAGCAGCCAGTTCACCAAAGTTCCAGCAGTTCCAACCCCTAGCCCTACGGTAGCAACTAAGCAAGACACCATGACCATTGCTTCTCTTGAGGCTAAATGGAGTATCGCTGCTGCGGTTATTAAACAAGACCCTAGTCTTTTAGAAGTTTTGTACAAAATTCTTGGAACAGATTCTGCTGGAAATAAAATTGGTCCACAAATTACTGACCCAAATCTTCAACAGCAACTGTTGATGGCTAGCCCCTGGTTCAAGAAGAACACTGATGATTACCGTAAGTTTCAATATTTCAAAGAAACAAACCCGGCTACGTTTAATGCTGATCTTACAGCAAACGCTAAAGCTATAATAGAAAAATATCATGAGAATGGTATTAGTATTGAACCATCAGTTGCTATTAACCTTGCTGAACAAGCAATGATGAAGAGCGCTATTGTAAATGGTAAATCTGTTACCTACGATACCAAGTGGCTTAATACTGCAATGGCTGATTCTATTGACTTTACTAAAACTAAGACTGTTGGTGGAGTAAAAGCATATGACCTTGAAGGCAATATTGCTAATATTGCTAGCAGTCTTTACCAAACAGCTAACGATTATGGTTTTAAGGCTAGCCTTTCTGATAAGAACTTTACGGATTGGTTTCAATCAAATGTTCGCGGTCTTGTATCTGGTGATGTTCTTCCAGATCAAGTAGCTAATCAGCTACGGGATCGGGCTATCTCAATGTTTCCTGGTTTATCATCGCAGATACAGCAAGGTAAGTCTTTGCGTGCTGCTGCAGATCCACAACTTCAAGCTATTGCTAATACTTGGGAAGTTGATGCGGATAGTCTTGATTTGAATAATGATTATGTTCAACAAGTTCTTAACTATCAAGATGAGAAGGGCAACATAGCCCCAATGAATCTTTATGATACTAAGAAGACTGCCCGTAGGGCAGCACAGTTTGATTTTACCAGCACCGCTAAAGAAGAAAAGACTGGGATCGCTTCCAAGATCCTTAAAGACTTCGGATTTTTGGGGTAATGAATGTTTGATGAAAAGTTTTTTAACGCTATAGCTGATCTTAACATTCGTAACGCCGTAGCCTCTACTCCAGATGCAATGACTTACGCTGCCAATAAGAAGTCTAGCGACATTGTTGCAGAGATGAAGAAAAAGACTGAGGCTGCGTTTGCTCCTGCTATTGTTCCAGCCCCCATTCCCGCTGGTTCTCCAGCTGGTAGTACTAGGGCTGGTGCAGATCGTTCTGGTGGGGATGCTGGTATGCAACCTTCTCCTCCACCACCTGCTCAAACCCCTGCTCCAAAGGTTGATTCTGCCGAGGCTACTCGGATTCAATCTGCTACGCCTCCCCCTCCGGAGCCTGTGGCTCCAACCTTGACGGCTGAGCAACTTGCTAAGCAACAGGCTGCTGAGGCTAAAGCAGCAGCCGATAAAGTTATCCAAGATAAGGGTGAAGATCCTGCATTGCAGGCTGCCAAGGAAGAGGTTGACAGATTAACCAAGGCTCTTGCTTCCAATGTTGCTAACGCACAGACCGCAGCAGCGGGGCAACAGGCAGCTTTTACTGACGCGTTGACTCAACTTAATGCACTCAAAGTTATTGGCGAAAAGACTGTACGCAAACTTGGTGGTGTTGTAGAGACATACGAAAGAATGTCTGATGGTACTACTGGTAAGTTGATTAGTTCTGATAAAGATTTATCTGCCCGGGATTCAGCTATAGCAATGTTTACCACTGCTGGTTTAGATACTAAGTTTACTGGTTCCCTCATGGCTACTATTGATAAAGTTTATGCAGAAAATATTATGCCAACCGATGCTCAAGTAATGAACTCTATCTATAGTAGTGATGCATACAATACTAGGTTTGCAGCAAACAAAACTATTAGAGCTCGTTTGGCAGACGGTAAGGGATTGCCAGGAGATAAGCTTCTTACTCCAGCAGAGTATATTGCTACCGAAAATAGTTTCCGTGACCTCATGTCTGAGGCTGGTTTGCCTTCTGGTTTTTATGATACTCCAGAAGATTTCACTAGGTTTATTGAAAACAATACTAGCGTGGGTGAGATCTCCGCTCGCGTCAATATAGCTAAGTCTGCTTTGCAGAACGCTGATCAGAACATTGTTAACGCATTAAAGACTTATTATGGTTTTGATAATAATGATCTTGCAGCGTATCTTCTTGATCCAGCTAAGGCTATGGATATAGTAAACTCTAACCAGTTTAAGTATACCGCTTCCCAGGGTAAGCAAATGCTTACCGCTGCTGAGGTGGGTGGAGCAGCACTGCGTGCTGGTACCACAGCAAGCAAGGGTCTATCTGAAGAGATTGCTACTGCTGGCAAGGAAGGTCAGGCAGCTCAAGCATTCCAGTCTGCATCACAAAGCCAAAAGGATTACGGTCGCCTACTCGGATTATCTGGTCAGACCGCTGGCAACGAAGACCTTGTCCGTTCGCAACTTGATCTTACTGGCGGTACTGAAATTGCCAAGAATACTAAGAAACTTGCATCTAGAGAAAGAGCAAGGTTCCAACAACAAGGTGCTCTTAGCCAAAAATCTTTGACTAAAAGAGTAGACCTATAACTAGATTCCGTCCCGGATATACCAGCCCCGGTGACGTGTATAAGTCTGGCAGTCATCGCGTCCATGATCGGGTTCCCCTGCCCAGGAGTGCGTGCGGTGCAAACCTGATGAAGGTAACTACTAATAGGGAGAAAAACAATGGCAGAATACGAGTACGACATCGAAGATGATACTGAGGACTTTGGCACTGACTTGGTTAAGAAACTAAGAAAGCAAGTTGAATCACTTTCTAAGCAACTTAAGGAAAGAGATCAAACTCTTTTGGAGTTTCAAGCATATAGTCACGAAGCAGCAATTGGTGAAATCTTAGAAGGTTATGGACTCAATCCAAAGATTGCTAAATTCATCCCAGAGGATGTTGAAGCCGATGAGGATGCAGTAGCCGAATGGTTAAATGAATACGGCGATGCCTTTGGTATCACTGCCGTTGAGGAATCAGCATCTGACGATGCTGATGCCCAAGCTTATGGGCAAATATCAGACTTTGAAGAGGGCGGTATTGATCCATTCGTGGGTCAAGATATTGCTTCAAGGATTGCGGGAGTTACCTCAGCTGAGGAACTCACCAGTCTTCTTCGTGGCTGATATATAAACACATCAACCCTATAGAAGGAAACAATGCCAACTACACCAGCTACATCAACAACGACATCAACGATGTCGAACTTGATCCAAACTGCGTATGATAAGTTCATTGAGTTCAACCTTCGCTCAGAGCCAATGTTCCGCAAGTTTGCGGATAAGCGCCCTGTCGATGTAACGAACCCAGGGAACACTGTCGTATTCCAGGTATACACGGATCTTTCACGCGTTTCCAGCGCACTAACCCAAACCGAAGATCCAGACGCGGTGACCTTAAGCAACACTAACAAGGTCAACGTCACGGTCAACGAGTACGGCAATGCCGTAATCACGACTGAGCGTTTGGCTCTTGAATCCCTTTCAGCAATTGATCCTGCTGTTGCAGACATGTTGTCTTTCAACATGCGCGATTCGCTTGATGCTCTTGTCTGGGCAAAGCTCACCGCTCTTGCAACGGGTCGTTATACTGGAACCACCTCTGCTGACGAATCAACCCTTAACGGTGTTGACGTTTCGGCATCTACTTCCAATACCAAGATCACTGCAGCTCTTGCACGCCAAGGCGTTGCCAAGCTTCGTGGAGCATCTGTTCAACCTCGTGATGGTGGTTTCTACACCGCCCTCATTCACCCAGATGTTTCGTACGATCTTCGTTCGGAAGCACAATCAAGCGGATCTGCCGTATGGCAGCTCCCACACACCTACACCGAAGCCGGTGTTGGTAATCTTTGGAATGGTGAGATCGGTATCTTCGATCAGATCCGCTACATTGAAACCCCACGCGCTGAATCCCTTTCGGGATCTGGTGCAAACAAGATCTACAAGACTGTCATCCTCGGCAAGCAAGCCCTCATTGAGGCTGTTTCTTACGAGCCTAAGACCGTCATTGGTCCTGTCACCGACAAGTTGATGCGCTTCCGCCCAGCGGGTTGGAAGGGTCTTCTCGGATGGAACGTATTCCGTCCAGAAGCACGCTACATCGTCACCTCAAAGTCAAGCATCGCGTCTTAATTTGAGAGGAGGGGGGCTCTTCGGAGCCCTCCTCCACCACGGTATTGATTCTATTCTATAAAGGGGAAA